TGACTGTGTCCTGATAGGTGAGAGGCTGCTCTCATCATCACTGTTGCTATGTCGGTATCGGCTGAGAAAAATAAAGTTGGAACCTTTGCTTTAACTGCATAGATAAGAGCAAACATACTCTTACCAGCATTAGGTGCGGCGGCAACCATACATACCTGACCTCTACGAAACTTGATCTGCTTTGAAGCAAGATCTTTCCATACGTCAGGTAATGGTGTTGCATTGGTATTGCTACCACGCCACGCTCTATTTAAGTTAAGCAACGTGTTCCCCTCTAGGAAGAGTTATTCCTCTTATCTGTCTAATTCTTTTTCTTTTAGATGCGGTGATGCCGCCCCAAGTTCCGAACCGTTCCTTATTGATTCCCCATTCTGCACACTCTGCAAGGTGGGGACAAATCTTGCAAACGTTTATAGCCTGTTGAGTGTGGACTCTATCTCCATCCTCTATTTCAGGAAAGAAAAACTCCACACCCACTTCGGCACAAGCTGGGTTCTCATAGTTCCAGGGAACCCGCATCGCCTATCTAATCCAAGCGGTTTCGCATTTGTCTATTGCACCTTTAGGTGCAGCACACATCCAGCCTTTCCAAGGACCCTTTTGTCCTACGCCTGAACGAAATGCCATTTTGCCGTGCTTACAATCAGGAGCAGCAGCATCTGTAGTTGTAGCAGTAGCACCTAGTGCTTGCTTAGCATAGGCAACTGCACCACCTGATGATTGTGCATTGACACCAAGTGCTGTGCCAGTTGATGCTACTAGTGTAGCTACGTCAGCGATTGAAGTTAGAGATGCCTCTAGTTCAACCTGATTAATTGCATAAATATTTACTAGAGTTCCATCACCTAACTTGTAGTTGATTTGGAACTTTGTGCTTTCCGGTGCAGCCATTTATTTACCTCCAGTATGTTTGACAGATAACCGTATTGATTCCTGTCCTTGTTTCTTTGGTACAAAACCGAGAAGTTTCTCAACCTCTTCGGTATCTACTGATTCTCTACCACTAATTGTGCTCCACAAAATAGATACACCACTATTAGTATTACCAGTAAATCCTTCTAACGCAGCTTTTAATGACTCGCGTTCGTTAGTCAGTTCCTTTATCTTTACATCTAATTGTAAATACTTCAAGGCCGATGTGTCCACTTCAGGATTATCTATGAAGACTTCACCTTCCTTGATACGTTCTTTTTTTAGACCAGTACATCCCATCTCGCCCGACTCATCAAAGTACTTGCAATAGAACTTGCAGTAGTTTTGATCGCGCTCTGGCTCAGGTGCATCTGCGCTCTCTTTAATAGCAGATAACCAATTCAAAGCATCTTCTGCCAACTTAGGATCATAAGGTTCTGAATGAACCTTTACATCTCTTTCATCACCATCTCTTGCTATGGCTACTAGGTTAACAGTTCTGGGCTTCCCCTTACCAGACTTGTCAAGCAAGTAGCCATAAACCTGAACTTGCCAACGCTGTTGTAGCGATGGGAAGTAAGATAGATTCTTAACCTTAACGGTTTTCCAATCTATCACATCTCCTGTTTCTGGTATATATAAATCTATATGAGCTTTCATTCCATTGTATTCAACAGACGTTTCAACCCAATACTTCTCACCCTTTGGATCAGCAATTGTTATTGCCTTCTCTATCTCAGCGTGGATAGCAGTACCCATAATAGCTGACAGTTTTAATTCATTATCATTAGTTTCAGGTTGATCGTTAAGACGATACCAAACCTTACGGCGGCAACCACCCAACTCTGATGGACCTACCTGTGTTTGCTTAGACCTAGCCCTACCAGCATCTTTATCTCGTAAGACTTGTAGTAGTAATTCCTTTGGATCGCTCATTACTTAACCTTCCGCTTTTGTATTGCTATTTGTATTGGTGGGCAGGTATTGATATCTAATATAGAGGATATCTCTACAGCTTTCTGTGCTATCTCAACTGCTCTATCTTGATTCATAATCGTATAGTCCAGTGAGTATAAGTATCCAGTAGCAAACTGACCACCTGAACCAATACCATAAACATTTAATTCATTCTGAATAAATGACATATCACAAGCAATATGAAACAGATTAGAATCAAAAGCTAGTAAATAGTCAAAGCCACCATCTTTCTTATCAACATTAGCCCAGTCATAAGTGTTCTTATTGAAGGCATTGATAATAGATGGAATCATTTTCTTACCCATAAACTGGACAGGATCTTCACCTCTATATGTTGGTGGCTTCCAGTTGTAAGTTAAAATATCACCAGCTCTAGTATCACCGGTAATCCCAATGGCAACATAACCAACTTGAACTATCTTTGGTGTGCCTAAACTAATTGTTCTAAGATTGTCTTCAGTAATCTGTGAGTCAGCAGCAAGTACTACATAATTTCTACCTTGTATACCAACAACCGTAGTCAATTTAGCCCCTCCTTTTATCTTAGATTAATTGTAGCACTAGGCACAGACAATGGTGGGATGTGAATAAGACACGCCGTGAGTGCGATTATGATCGGTTACTAGTCCAAGAATATGTACCATATGAGCCGTGAGGCGAATTAAGGTACGGGCGGCGCATTAAGCGCCGCGATGGTATGGTCAGTATGTTCCGTCTACCAACCCTGCGAAAAAGCAAAGAGAAGTTACCAGATAAATTTGGTACTGATCTTAGATCCTTAGGACCATTACACGCTTGTCCTTGTGGCTCTAAAGTTTTCTCTATCCTTGCTACCTTTGATAACTTTGAGATCTCTTGGTATATGTTAGATGCAACCTGTGCTAATTGTGGCAATCTAATATGTGTACCCTGTCCAATAGATGATCCAGCTAGGGAAATTTAGACAACAAAAAAGAAGGCCACCCCGTTGAAAGGGTGGCCCTGTATTGCCTCGCAGTAAAGTTAAAGTTACTTGGAACCAATACCAAATTCTGTAGCTGATGGATCTATTGCCTTTAGAAGAGGTCCTGCAACTGCGGCTACTGCTGCTGTTGCTAATGCCTTCAGGTCTGTATTACCAGCAAGGTATAAAGCAAGTGCTGCAGCAAAAGCTGCACGAGCATAGGTAGTAACAATTGCTTTTAATTTAGTCTTATTCATATACATCCTTTAAGGGCGAGCAACGCCCATTACTAGTGAGTAGGCGCGTTTCTTTAGATACACACCATCTCCATTTGATTGACTACCTTTAGCATCTCCTGAGGTATTACCCTCATAGACCATAAGGTATTTCTTTCCATCGTTACTAGCACAGATACCAACGTGGTCAGCCTCTGCATCAGCATCAAACTGAAAGAAAACTATATCTCCTGCTTGTGCCTTACCAACTGGCACAGTCTTGTTATGACTTACAAACCATTTAAGTCCTGCATTACAAGAAGCAAATCCTTTAGCAGTTTGTGCTGCTACCTTAGATGCTAGTCCTGCTTGGTCATAACACCAAGATACAAACATTGCACACCAAGGGTTGTTGTTAAGTCCATACCACTTACCATACATACTGTCATTGTTCTTGCCTACCTCTTGGTATCCAAGTTGTGATTTTGCAATCTCTACTACACTCATCGTGTTAGTGATTCCTTTACTAGATCTGTTAAAAACTGGACCTTCTCTTCTAACCTATTGACCTGGTCCTTGATACTGGAGCCTCCATTTTGCTTTAGCTCTGATAGATAATATTTAACTAGATGCCTGACTGTTATTGCTAACGCTCCAACAAGAGTCGTTACCGCTACTGCCAGTCCTGCCCATTCATTTGGTGACATAGTGTTATACCGTTCTGATAGTTACGATCAGATTGCCACCGTAACCGGAGAACCTTCTATCGCTTGGGGTTTTATTTAAAAAGTCCATCTCTTCAATCAGTCCAATGAATGACTCACCGGTTCTGAAATCTTCAACTCTAATTGTATCGCCAACATTTTCTATAGATTCAAGGGTACTCATACGATTATATGCTGATCCTTCATACCCTACCTCTACGCCAAAGTGGTCAGTCTCGTGATCGTAGCAATGTAGAGGGTATTGGATTAAACGTTGACGAGGTACTGCTGGTAAAGACTTGAGTTGATATCCAGTAAATAGTGGACCTTTAGTTGCATCAGTAGAAGAACGGGTAAAGGTAAACTTAAAACCTAAATACTCTTGAGCAGTCTGTGGATAGTTGACGTTAACTTCTGCTACTGGATTGCCTTGACTAAAATTTCCAATGTTATAAAATAGATTAGTGCTGGTAACTGATTCAATATTAAGACCACCATTAGTAGTATCAACACGAGCTTGAAGTAATTTATAGATCTTAGTTTCCAATGTGTTGTAGCGAATGTAACCAGTACGTAGATAGCCAGTTGATACCAGACTAGATGTTGACTCAGCCCAGATAGCATTACTAGTAGTAAATGCAGCACGATCAGAGTTACCAAAGAAGGCTACTTGACTAGCCTTCGCAGAAATTCCATCAGCTATTAAGTCCCAAGCCCAAGGAAATACTAGGCTGTTGGCTAATACAGTTGAGGATAAATCTACCTTTACTAGCCCTGCTTCACCATCAATAGTACTTGCA